CCTGGAATCGAAGCGGTTGGTAGTGCCTGCGACAGGGCATAACGTGCCTGCGGAGGCGATACATCCCCTGCTGTTTGACTTCCAGCGGGACATCGTTAGGTGGGCTTTACGCAAGGGCCGAGCGGCGATATTTGCGGAGTGCGGCATGGGCAAAACTCTGATGCAGATCGAGTGGGCACGACATGTCGCGGAGCACACCGGAGGCAGGGTACTGATCCTCGCGCCGCTCGCTGTGGCTCACCAGACCGTGGGTGAAGGCGCTAAAATCGGCGTCCAGGTGGCATATATGCGCGGCCAAGATCAGATCGAAAACGAGCGACTGGTGATTACCAACTACGAAATGGCCGCGCGCTTTGATCCCAGCGAGTTCGCCGGAGTGGTTCTTGACGAGAGCTCGATTCTGAAGGCGTTCACGGGCAAGACGAAGCGCATGCTCATAAACATGTTCGGGCAGACGCCGTATCGCTTGTGCTGCACGGCGACTCCTGCGCCCAATGACCACTTGGAGCTCGGCAATCATTCTCAGTTCCTCGGAGTGATGGATTCGAACGCGATGATCTCCCGATGGTTCATCAACGATACCATGGCGGCCGGTAGCTACCGGCTGAAACGCCACGCGGAACGCGACTTCTGGCGCTGGGTGACGAGCTGGGCGGTATGCATCTCCAAACCCTCGGACCTGGGGGATGCGTATTCCGATCATGGGTTCATGCTTCCCGAACTACGGATACACGAGCGCGTCGTGCGCGTAGACCATACCCGTGCCTTCGAACAGGGGCAGCTGATACTCGCGGAAGCTCCGTCGGCCACGTCCATGTGGCGAGAGAAGCGAGCCACGATGGCCGACAGGTGCCGGACTGCGTGCGACATCGTGGGCGACTCCGACGAGCCATGGATTATCTGGTGCGACACGAACGCGGAGGCTGACGAGCTCAAGAGATTATTCCCAAAGGCAACGGAGGTTCGGGGTTCGGATTCGATACGCGAAAAGGAACGCAAACTCATTGAGTTCTCCGAAGGGCGTGCCCGACAGATAATCACCAAACCGGATATCGCCGGCTTCGGACTCAACTGGCAGCACTGCTCTCGGCAGGCGTTCGTGGGTGTGACCTATTCGTTCGAAAAGACGTATCAGGCACTCCGCAGGTCATGGAGATTCGGACAGACCCGGCCAGTGGACGCATATCTGATATACGCCGAAACCGAGGGCAATGTACGGCAGACGCTTGCAGAGAAACGGGAGGCGCATAGACAAATGCAGAGTGCGATGAACGAGGCGATGAGGGAGAACGGACTGGAGGGAATAACCAATGAGAGGGGTCATCGTCTGAACGTTCGACGGGACGAGGCCGTGGGCGAAGGCTGGCGGCTGCTGCTGGGCGACTGCATAGAGCGGGTCAAGGAGTTGGAGACGGAGAGTGTAGATTTCACAATCTTCAGCCCGCCGTTCTCCACGCTCTACATATACTCCGACCTGCCCGAGGATATGGGCAACTGCGAGGACGACGAGGAGTTCTTTCGGCATTTCGGCTACCTGATCCCAGAGCTTCTGAGGGTATCGAAGGCCGGCAGGCTCTGCGCTGTTCATTGCAAAGATCTGCCGCTATACAGGAACCGGGACGGGGTCGCGGGTTTGCGTGATTTCCCGGGGGAGATCATCCGCGCGTTTGAGTCTGCGGGGTGGACCTATCATTCCAGAGTCACCATCTGGAAGGACCCGGTGATCGAGATGCAAAGGACCAAGAATCACGGCCTGCTGTGGAAGAATTTCACTTCACGCGGGGAAGCGTGCCGGCAGGGCATGCCCGACTACTTGGTGGTGTTTCGCAAGTGGGCTGACGAGATGCCCGACAAACAGGTTCGGCACGAGCCAAGTAGCTATATCGGGATAGAGCCGCCGACAAGCTGGGACGGTCAGCGCGACTTCTCGATTCAGGTATGGCAGAAATACGCGAGCCCCGTATGGTTCGATATCAATCAAATGCGGGTGCTTAATGTGGAACAGGCGCGGGACAGCCAAGACGAAAAACATATTTGCCCATTGCAGCTCGACGTAATAGGCCGGTGTATCGAAATCTGGACGAACCCGGGAGATTTGGTGTTCAGCCCGTTCGCGGGGATCGGGTCGGAAGGCTATGAGGCGGTGAGGATGAAGCGCCGGTTTCTCGGGATCGAGCTGAAGGAGAGTTACTGGCAGGCAGCAATCGGCCATCTGGAGAGAGCGGCGCTGGAGGCTAACGAACGGACGTTGTTCGAATTCGCAGAAAGACTCGCAAAAGGGGAGGTGACGGCATGACATACGACGAGGTGATGGCCCTATCAGGGCGTGAGCTTGACGCGGCGGTCGCGGAGCATGTTTACAGGCGAGAGGTGCAATGGCTGACGATCAGCGGTCTGAGGATTCCGCGATTCCGCACCTGCGATGGCTGGGAGTTAGTGCCTGAGTTCAGTTGCGGCAACGAATTGGCGCCATTTGTCATGGCCTGGGTTCTCTCTCGCGGCGCATGGGCGCGGAATCTGTTCTACTGCACGTTGTGGGCGCAGGCCGGGATACCGGCGCGGAATGCGGCGAACACGAGCAATCCGATGGCAGCGGAGGCGCAGGCAGCGCGTAAATGGGTGGAGGATGCCCTGTCCAAGCTGATTCTGGAGGACAGGCTGCCCGAGGCTATCAGCAGGGCGGCGGTATACGTGGCAACGCAGCCGCAGTGGATGGGAAGCAATGATTCGAATCAATGCGAATCAGGCGATGAAGCAGAGGAGTGTGGCGAGTGAGCATCTGGAGCGATGAGGAGATACGCATACTGCGCGAGGCATATCCCACCGAAGGCATATACGGCACGATGGACGCGCTGGAGGAAGAGGGCTATACACGAGGTCTGAAGGCTGTCGGGGCAGCGGCGCGGCGTTATGGGGTCCAGGTAGATTCCGAGGCAAAGAGGCAGCATCTTGCGGCAGGGCAGGTGCGGCGGTATCAGAGCGAACGCCGGGAGCCGCTAGATATAAGCCCGACTCGGGCGATTACCCCGGACAGCGTAGAGATAGTGCATTGGTTCGCGGAGCGGGGATTCCCGCCGCATGGCATCGCGGAGGAGATTAATCGCCCGGTGGAGGCGATTCGCAAGGCGTTACGCATGCAGCCTCCGGCGATAGACACCGACCCATACTGGCCGCGACGCGATGACATGATTTTGGGGAGGGCGATAGCATGAGATTATCGGTATCCAAGGCCGCCTTACAGCAGGCGGTGACTCAGGCAAGCAGAGCGGTAAGCGGCAGAGCGCCCATGCCGGTGCTATCGGGATTATTGCTCAGGGCCGACGACAAAGGGCTGACCATTACTGGCTACGACCTGGATACAGCCATCGAGACTCGCATACCGGCGACCATCGAAGAGCCGGGCGAGATGGTAGTCCCCGCCAAGCAGTTCGGCGGCATTGTGAAGGCCCTGGGCCACAGTGAAGTCGTGATGTCGCGACAGGACAACAGTTTGAAGATTCAGGCAGATCGAGCCAGATTCACGCTGCAGGCGATGAACGCGGCGGAGTATCCGGCACTTCCCGCGGCGGAAGGCCAGTTCGTGATACTTCCGCATGAAGAGTTCCGCAGGTGTGCCCGGAAGGTGAGCTACGCGGCTGAGCAAGTGTCTGGCAGCAGATACGCAGTGGTCAACACGATTATAGCCGACGGCGAGCTGACGATGGTCGCCACAGACACATTCCGACTGGCCGCGAGAAAAACAGCAGCTCCTCATTGCGAGCCGATACAGGTGTTGCTGCCTGTTGGCTTTGTCGCCGAAATAGAGCGCCTAGATGGCGCGGTGCATCTGCATCTGAGCGACAATCACGTCCAGGTGCAATCGGGCGACACGCGAATCATCGCGCGACTGATCGAGGGCGAGTGGCCCAATTGGCAGGCGGTGCTGCCCACCACCTGCGCGACATGGGTCACGGCGGAGAGGGACGCGCTGATCGGTGCGCTGCAGAGGGCGAGCCTGATGTGCAAGGATGACTTAACAGCCGTGACGCTCAAACTCGACGGAGGGGATTTGATTATCACTGCCGCGCAGGCAGAGGTGGGCGAGGCGAGAGAAGAGCTTACCGTGCAGTATGGCGGCGATGGAATGCTTGACGTGGCCGTCAGGCCGAAATACCTGCGCGACGCGCTGGCGGTGATGAGCGGCGACGAGGTGCGGATTGAATACACAAGCTTCAAGCATCCCGTGAAGGTGCTCGACGAGAGCGATCCCGACTGGACGTATGTTGTCATGCCGGTGACGAGGCCGAATTCAAGCGCAGCTTAACAGGATCGAGGGCCGTTAACGCGAACCAGCGAATTCTTTAACAAGGAGTGTGAGCAATGGATACAACACGGGAGTTATCGGGTGCCATCGGCATATATCCCAATGAGCTTGGGTCTTGGTCGGCGGTCGCTATGATCAGGCGCGCACGAGGCGCCTACATCTGGTGGCCAGAGTATCTGGCGCGAGGCGATTCCCCCGAGGCCACACTTGCGGCGCTCAAGCAGGCGGTTGCGGAGGGTGAGGAGGGGTGGAGCTGGTG